GCTCTACGTGTGGTCGGACCACGCGGGGGAATTGAACCCCATTTGCACTCGCATGTATTGGCAAACACGATCGTACTGTATCAAAGCACGTTTCCGATCAAGTGTTTTCCCAGGCGAGCTGTGACACCAGTCACATTTAACCTTCGAGGGATGGCCCCTGCCGCTCCGACGGCCATGCAGCAACGAGCTAGCGGATCAAACATGGCACAACGACAGGCTAAAGTTCCTCTAACAGAAGACGGGCGAGAGCTAAAAAGCTCAATCAAGCCAAGCGAGAAATCTTACAATCTAGACTAGATACCAGGAGATGAACCTGGTTTCGCCCATCCGGGCGGTCTATCATTTGGTTCGAACCTTTTCCAGAGCGGAGCTCAACGTACTTGTGACCCAGTTGATCGTGCGCTTGCGGCAACCGTCACGCTCTACAATGCAGAGCGCTCGTGCGCGTGCGACAACCGTCTCATCTGGGAGGTTCTATAACAGGGTCTTTGCGCGTCCACTACGAAATGCGCGTAATGACAGCAGTGGGCCACGCTCCGTACCCCTGGTTGGCGACCGGAATGGTTTGGGTGTACGAACCCTCACCGATAAGCGGCCGCCCATTGACTTGCCACGCACGGGCCCAGGGTCCACGGTACGATGACTCGGGAGCCGTGGCCTGGGACACGTTGGTGAGTTCGAGCTCAAACTTCCAGGTGAGTGAGACACCTGAGATGTCTGCGATTCCGACGGCGTCAATGACGGCGCCTGTCGAATCGACCCACTGGTAGGAGCGGATGAGCTTGTTGACTTTCGCGGGCTGGGCTCCCCGGCCCGGGGTGGGTGCTGGCTCAACGCGAGTGATCCCAAGAGCGGCCATGAGGACTTCATGGCCGGCAAGGTCTTCGTACTCGTCGGAGTAGGCACCGCCGTTAGGGCTAGGGGCACTGGACGCCGTGAAATAGTACGCGCCGGGAGGCAGTACAATGGAGCCGTTGAAGGTTTCGACTCCGATGTCGTCAACCAAAGCAGAAAGGGGGAGGACCCCGTCACTGGTGACAGTGATTGTCGCTCCCGCCTCAATGTTTCCGTCCTTTGGGGAATCCTTGTGCTTGAACACCACAGGAACAGTGGGGTCGGGGACCCCGGCGTACACTTGCGGGCGAAATATGGAAGCGCCCCCGCCAGAAGCGGGAGCGGGTTGGCGTTCGAGAAACTCGATGTCGTATGCGATCTCAACGTAACCGACAGTGGCCGCTGCCGGGGCAGCCATTGCCTCAGTGGCAATGTGAATCTGGCCATAGTCGTACGTCTTGAGGTCCGATCCGACCGGGGCAGTGCCCGTTCGGGTGAAGAAGGTCTGGTTGCTCCCCGGAATGTTCAGGGTGAGCATGCGCCAGGGGGCTCCGTCAATGTATCGCGTGGACTGCGAGAAGCTGACAGCGTCCAAAGGGGCGTTGTCAAGCACGTCAGGGTCGAATGCCATGAGGACATTCCCCGCGGTGTTTGTTCCACAAAGGTTGTGGTACATCACGCGGATAGACTTGACGCGGTACTTCTCATAAAGCTGAGCCATGGTGGACAACCACGGCAAGAACGCCGGGAGTGCGGGGTTAATCTGCATGGTGTGCTGCACCGTGAAGGCTGCAGACCCAGAAAGCGTTGCCACGCGCTCCCTCTCCACAAGCCGGACCGTCTTTGACCCGCTGCGACCATTGGAGATGTTGGTCGCAACGGGCGCCATGACCCCGCGCTGGCGCTGGGCTTGGGCGGGCGGCCGTCGAACTGATGCCCTCCCTTTTGCAGGTGGAGGGCGTGCCTTTGGCTGCGCTCCCTTCTTGGAGCCAGCCATTCGCTCTTGTCTTTCGGTTTGCTTAGATGTGAAGGATGAAATTTGTTAACCTGAGGAAGCTGCTACTCCCCCCCAGCACATCTCACTGATCATCGCTACGAATTAGAGGGCACGATCGCTTGCCCAATCTCAGCCACGGTAACAGTCAGTGTCTCTCCCTCTATGTTCCGGTCAAGATGTCCCGGTTTGGACGAACCAACGTCCGAGGTAACAGGCGAGGGGACCGAGCCCCCTCTCAATCACGGGCCTCATGCGGCAAGGTCAGGTTTCTTGCCACGCGGGCGGCGCCTACGTCTGGATCGCGATGTGCCCGAACACTCGCTGGCTGTTGATACAGAAGCGGCAGATCGGTCAGATCCCAGTGGAGCCCCGGAGATCTGGACCGAAACAGGCGCGGAGTCATCCCCGGACGACGCAATGTCGGGGAGCTCTCTTAGCGCCAAGGCCTGCTTGTGATTCGCAAGCAGGACTTCACCATCATTAATGACGGTGTCCTCCTTCGGCTCTTTGGTGAGGACATCATCCTGGTTGCAGCTCCACAGCAATGGGGCGTCAAGCAGGTCCTCGAGCGTAGTGCAGCTGTCCAGCCACACGTGGAAGGAGTCCATGTCGAAGTCTGCGAGTTCCTCCTCGCAGACGGCGTGCATCCAGCCTGAAGCGTTGGAGTTCGGCCACCACGTGGCGCTGTTGCCACCGTGCTGCCGAGCCCACCACGAAAGGTCTGAACACGACTTCGGATCTCGCGTGACGGCCCCCTCAACAGACTTCAAGAGTTTGCTGTGATGGCGAGACGCGAGCTCAAAGACGCGGCGGTAAAAGTCGCCAAGGATGGGAGTCTCCGCATCCATGCAACGACCGCTCCACGCTTTTTCAACAAGCTTTGCAAGCTTGCCGTTGGGACCAGGGGCGAGAACTGTGCAAAGGTGAACCTTGCTGACAGCCCTCGTGAGGCAGGACATAGAGTCCTGCTCACCCCAGTACACACCCGGGCAAAACATCCGCGACAAGAAGCAGGGGAGAGTGGGACCATGTGGCCAGTGCGTATTGGCCACGATCACATGTCCACATCTCTCTCCAGCCCAAACCGCGGCTGCAACCCAGTCAGCAGAAGCGCAGACTCCCTGGATGGAATCGTCCCCGAGAACCAAAGCGGACGAGCACAACTGCGACCAACCCTCATCGAGGTCGCACCGCAGGGCCCGAACAATCGTGCAGAAAACAATAAATGAGTTCTCCAGAGTGTTCGCGATGGTGGTCTCAGGCGAGCCAGAGAGCCGGGCCGGACCAGTGTCATACCGGTGTCCAGCCGTAGTGACTGCGCGCTGCGTGTGCTGCTGGCGAAGCAGACGGCCGAGATCCTCGTGATGCTCAGGCGCGAAGTAGCGGTACATCGCCCCTTCGAACAGCTTGCGCATCGGATAGTTCTCATGGCCGTCAAATCGCGTGACGTCGGCCTCCAGAGCCCCGGTAACACCAGGCTCGAGAGAGCAAATGTCAGCGACACGCTCAGCAATCGCAACGGGCGTCATGGAGCAAGCCACAAATGGCTGCCCGCACATGACGCCATCGCCAAAAGCGTAACAGAAGCGCGAGTACTCCACCTTCACCGAGCCAGTGATCTGTGAGATCAACCTACCGTCTTTGGTGTTGGTGTACGCCTCGCGCTTCATGAAGACGCGCGTCGTGGTGTCAGGGTTCAGCCCCTCGAACTCAGAGGTTTTGATGATTCTCCTCTGGGTCGGGCGAGGCTGGCGAGCCATGACTTCAGCAATCTCCACGGGGTGCCCCCGGTAGGCCTGTGCATCTGGGATCAACCTGCGCAAGACATAGTTCATCAGTTGCAAAAGCTTGGGGTGGCACTTCTTGTTGAGATTCGTCAAATCAGTGACTCGACCCTTGGCCGCCCGCACCTCGTTTCCGAGGCCTTTAGCGGGGACGCAAGGCAGCATGATGAGTGGCTTGGCATATGCCACCATCGACGCGCATGAAGGACCGTCATAACCAGCCAAGGGCTCGTACGAAACGAGCGCCGGGCGGGTCTGAGGCTGCAAGCGCGTAGGCTGCGAAAAGGCGACGCCAGCGGGGGTCTGCTTGGCCGTGAGGCCGCCCCGCTGTTGCAAGAAAAGCGAAAGAACCGTCGCGGTCCCCTGCAGCACCTGCATGTCTCCACCGCGCGGCAAGTGTGAGAGCACTTGCGGCTTTGTCAGGTGATGTCCCTGCTTCTCAGCACGCTGAGCCTCCAACCGGCAGGCCTCAAATGAGGTGACGGAGAGGGTCGCGGCCAAGGGGCTACCGACCTGAGCAAGCGATATGAGATCCGCTTCGTTGGTGCGGCTGCGTATCACAGCCCAGCCGTTGCGCACTGGCTTGAAGCGTTCCAAGCTCCAACCAGGCGTCAACCACTGTGCGACCCTCGACCACACGCCTTCCCACCGTTTGATCGGTGTGAGCAACAGGAGCATGCGGTCTTGGGTCAGGTGGCGACGGTCGAGGCGGAACAACGAGAACCTGCCCCGGTACTCCACAGTGATGGTGTCACCGGTCCAGTCCCACAACAAGTGGTTAAAGGTCCGGGCATCATTTGAGTAAGTCACGGTTTGGTCGTCGTTGAAATGGTAGGAGTAGCCAGCGTCGGCTCTCCCAGCCGCCTCAGGAACGAAAGTGTAGATCAGAACTGAGCTGAAGTTCTCGCCCAGAAACTTCGTCATGTCAAGGTGGAAATCCACGTCAACCAGGACGAAGAGCGGAAGGGGCGGCATCAGATCCACACGGCACTGGGCCTTCCAATCGGTGGCCCAGTACGGCATCGTGCTTCCAGCGTGACCATTCATCTGGTCGACCAAGCTCTGCTGGATCACGTACACTTCGGCACCGGCCCCTGTGGCCAGTCCCGAGGCGAAGCCAACCGCGGCATTGCGGTGCACTGCTTGTTCTCCATGCGGTGCTCCGGGCGGAATAGGGCCGACAACATAGTCGGCCGTACGCCACTCCTTGCGGATGACTTCGGAAGCGTGCTTGGCACACTCCGCTGCATCTTGCGTATACAACGCAAGAGCCCCCCTCACGCCCAACCTGGCGACGTCCTTCCACAGCCCCCCAAGCGCTCCACACGCGTTCGGGATGGGGGAAAGTGGAAGGTCGTCGGCAGACGGGGCGGTCAAAACCGTCGGCGTTTCGGCTTCGGTGTCAAACGCATCATGGCCGGCATTCTCCAAACGGAGCGCGAGGCCCTGCATCATCTCATCGAAGCGCTCGGCGCTCGCTGGTGGTGACATTGACGTCTTCATAGCTGAAGTGAAGCTGCCTGACTCAAGGTCAGTTGAGCTCGACACAGCGCAAGCACCAGACGTCATTTGTGCTCGTTGTACGTATATCGAAACGCACTCTCGGCACAAAACCAGG